GTCAGCGGATACAGGAGTACATCCGCAACGCCCTCCCCCTCTTCGAGCCCATGGAGGCCGAGTACAACGGCGCACTGTGCGAGGAGACGTTCAACGTGCTGATGCAGTCCGGGGCCTTCGGGTCACCGCAGGACATGCCCAAGGCCCTGCGCGGGGCGGAAACCGACTACCAATTCGCCAGCCCCCTGCACGACGCGGTCGAGGAGCAGCGCGGGCACAAGTTCCTCGAGGCCAGCCAGATGCTGGCGCAGGCCGCTGCGATCGACAAGAGCGTGTACGGGCTGATCGATGCCAAGACGGCCCTGCGGGACGCGCTCGAGGGGATCGGGACGCCCATCCGCTGGATGCGCAGCGAGGCCGAGGTGGACGAGATGGCCGGCGCCGAGGCCGCCGCCGCCAAGACGCAGGAGCTGCTGGCGAACATGGGACAGGGAGCAGTGGTTGCCAAGGATCTGGCACAGGCGCAAAGCCTGGCCAACCCGGCGCCCGTCTGATCGATGGCCGAGCAACCAGGACAACCCGGAGCCCGCCCCAAGCGCGTCAAGCGCCTGCAGGTGCCCGTCCCGAAAGCCTACGAGGCCACTTCATGGGAGCCCGCCGACGCGCGCGCACTCCAGGCACTGGTCAAGGGCGAATGCCCGGCCCACCTGCAGCAGCGGGCCATGAACTTCATCATCTACCAGATGTGCGGGACGTACCAGCCGAACTTCAGGCCGGGCGGTCCCGAGGCGGGGCGTGAGACGGACTTCGCGCTGGGCAAGGCTTTCGTAGGGCAGCAGATCGTCGGTCTGCTGAAGGTTAAGATCAATTCTCAAGGAGAGCAGGGATGAGTGACCAACAAACGGCAGTAGCACCCGCTGATGCTCGAGCCTTTGCGACCGGCTTCGTGCCGGACCCGAAGATTCTGGAGAGCATGGACGACACAGCTGTCGTGGCCTATCACGGCACCCTGAACAAGCAGATCCAGACCCATGTTCAGAAGGCCAACGAGTCACGCGACTGGCGCAAGGAAGTGGCCGGCGACAATGCAGACGCCCTCAAGACGCTGGAACGCTTCGCCAGCCCCAAGGCCCTGTACGAATCCTACGACCAGTTCCGCACCCGGATGAGCAAGGGCGAGCTCAAGGCCGTGACCGCCTTCCCGAAGGACGGCAGCGACGAGCAGAAAGCCCAGTGGCGCCAGGAGAACGGCATCCCGATCGAGCCCGGCAAGTACGACATCAAACTGCCCGACGGGGTGGTGATCGGCGAGAACGACAAGCCGATCCTCGAAGGGTTCATGAAGTACGCCCACGAGCAGAACCTGCCGACACCGGCCGTCAACGCCGCGGCGAACTGGTGGTTCCAGGAGCGCACCCAGCGCGAACAGCAGGCCCGGGAGAACTTCGACAAGCAGAAGCAGGACACTGCCGCGCAGCTGGGGTCGGAGTGGGGCGCTGACTACAAGCCCAACCTGAACCGCATCCAGGGCCTGCTGGACGCCACCATTCCGGCGGAACAGGATGAGCTGAAAACCTTGATCAACAACGCGATCGCCACCAACCCGCACTTCGCCCGCCACTACGCCGCCATTGCCCTGCAGATGAACCCGGCTGGCACGCTGGTGCCTGGCGACCGGGGCGCCAACGAACTGAGCGTGGCCGATGGCATCAAGACCATCGAGAACGTGATGAAAACGGACCGCTCCAAGTACGACAAAGACGAGGGCATGCAGAAGAAGTACCGGGAATATCTGGGCGCCTATCACCAGTTGACGGGCAAACAATGGGGCCAGCAGTAGGGGCTTGTGCAATCGCAAAAAGCGTGGGTACAATGCGCCCACAAGCAGCGTTGCCAGTGGCAACCCTCCCGGCCTAGTAACCCGGGAGGCCCACAAAGGCGAGGCAGCCACCACCAGCTCGAACGGCCCCGGATGGTCGGGCGCCGGCCCCCGCAAGGGACAACCCGGCAGTGACCATGATGGACAACCCGCGCGACGGTTCAATGAATCGTTTCGATAGGAGAAACCCATCATGGGAATGAGTGACGTAGCATTCCAGACGCAGTACCGTCAGGAGTTCATCGCCACGTTCGAGCAGCGCCAGAGCCTTCTGCGCGACACCTGCACGACCGAGGCAGTGATCAAGGGCAACACGGCAGTGTTCCTTGTGGCAGGATCCGGCGGCGCATCCGCAGTTACCCGAGGCGTCAACGGCCTCATCCCGGCCCGCTCCGACGACAACACGCAGAACTCCTGCGTGATCAGCGAGTGGCATGACCTGGTGCGCAAGACCAGCTTCAACATCTTTGCCAGCCAGGGCAATCAGCGCGCGATCATGCAGCAGTCCACCATGGGCGTGATCAACCGCAAGATCGACAGCCAGATCATCACGGAACTGAACACCGGCACCATCACGGTGGGCGCAGCATCGGCCACCCCGACGGTCTCGATGTTCCAGAACGCGCGGGTCAAACTGTCCAACGCCAGCGTGCCGTGGGACGGCAACATCACCCTGCTGTCCGGTGCGTCGTTCCTGGCCTTCCTCGAGGAAGCCCCGGAATTCAGCAACGCGCAGTACGTCGAGGTCCGGCCCTATGCCGGCAGCGGCCAGAACCCGTCCTGGCGTGACCAGATCATGGGCTACCGCTGGAGGAACACCCTCCTGATCGAGCACCCTGCCATCCCCGGCAAGGCGACGACCAGCGAGAAGGGGTTCCTGTACCACAAGTCGTCCATCGGCCACGCGGCCAACACTGGCGGCCTGATGTCGGCCGTCGGCTACAACGAGGAGCAGGACTACTCGTTCGCGCGCGCATCGATGGACATGGGTGCCAAGCTCCTGCAGAACACGGGCGTGGTTGTCATGACCTACGACGGTTCGGTATACGGCTAATGCCAGCCTGCTAGTCGTGGCAGAGCACCGCCCCGGCATCCGGGCCTTAAAAAAGGAAAGATCATGACCTACGTCGGAGCAACAGCAGCAAGCTCGCTGGCCAACCCGCCCTCGCGCATTGCGGGTGGGCTGGGCGGAATCAATCAGCAAAGCACGGCAGCGGGAGGTGGTCGCAGCTTGTGGATGTACAACAGTTCACACGCCAGCACCGACCTCGTATCGACATCGTTTTTCACCGATGCGTACTACCTCGGCATGCAGGCCGGGGACATCGTGCTTTGCGTCTCGGCAACCGCGTCCGGATCCAGCGCATTGATGGTGGCGGGCGTGCTGGGTGCGGTGACCACGGCAGGTGCGAACCTGTCCACCGGGGCATTCATCACATCGACGTTCGGCTAATCGAAGGCCGCCGAGATCCACGATGCAGCAACCTGGGCGGGCCGCAATGCCCGCCCTTTTTCTTTCAACACCGGAGAGGGAACCATGACCGAAGTCGAGAAGAAGCCCGCCATCCCGCAACTGGACGCCACGCGCTTCCAGCCGGCCGAGCACGAACGCAACATCCACGCGATCACCGTCGAGGAGCACGTCACCCGTGCCAACATCCTCACCCCCGAATTCCTCGCCCATGTGGCGGCCAAACTGCGGCCCTACGACCAGATCGAGGTCCGCAAGGACGATGGCACGCTGTTCGCCCGCTTGCTGGTCCTGCAGGCCGACCGGACCTGGGCGCGCACCTACGTGCTGGAGTGGCATAACCTGACCACCCGCGACGTGTCCCTGACCGCCGCCGTGAAGGGTGCCGTGGGCGCCAACCCGGCCAACCAGGACAGCCCGTTCGAGGTGACATACAAGGGGGCGCACAAGAAGTGGTTCGTGCTGCGCAAGGACACCACGCCCCCGGAATACATCCGCGAGGGCGAGGAACCCAAGACCGCGGCCAGCGCCTGGCTGAACCAGTGGCTGAAGGTCACCACCTGACGCCATGGGAATTAACAGGTTGATGCTCTACAACAACGCCCTCCTCCTCTGCGGGGAGCGGTTCCTCGCATCGTTGAGCGAGGACCGGGAGCCCAGGCACCTGCTCGATCAGGTCTACAACAGCAACGGCATCGACTACTGCCTGGAGCTGGCTCAGTGGTGGTTCGCCATGCGGGCGGTGATGATCGATTACGACCCCTCGATCACGCCAGATTTCGGCTACCAGAAAGCCTTCACGGTCCCCGAGGACTGGATCCGCACCAGCGCCCTGTGCTCCGACGAGTACTTCAAGACGCCACTGCTGTGCCACGCCGCCGAGCCGGACTACTGGTACGCCGACATCACGCCCATCTATGTCAAGTACGTGTCCAACGACACGGCCTATGGTGGCGACCTGTCCCGCTGGCCGGCATCGTTCGCAGACTACGCCGCGGCCTACTTCGCCACCCGCATCATCGGCAAACTGGCTGGAGACCGATCCGACCAGCGCATGACCCTGCTGGGACCGCCGGGCCAGCCGACGAAGGGCCTGCTCATGCTGACCCTGCACCGGGCCAAGAGCGCGGCCGCGCAGACCCAGCCCACGCAGTTCCCGGCGCAGGGCAACTGGAGCCGCGCCAGGCTGGGACGCCGCGGCAGTTTCCGTGATGGTGGCAACAACGGTTCGTTGATCGGGTAGGCCGTGGCCCGGACAGAAGCCACCCGGTACGCCTTCAACCGTGGACTGATCTCCCCGCTGGCCCTCGCGCGCGTAGACCTGAAGCGCGCCGCCCTTTCGGCGGAACTGCAGACGAACTGGGTGCCGCGCGCGCTGGGGCCGATGATGCTGCGCACGGGCTTGCAGTACATCGGCAGGACCGAGGCAGACCTGCCAGCCCGTTTCGTCGAATTCGTGCGGTCCCTGAGCGAACAGCACATGCTCGAGTTCACCAACGGCGCTATGCGCGTGTGGACCAACGATGCCTTCGTGACGCGCGCCGCGGTAACCACCGTGGTGCTGAACGGCGACTTCGACACCGCCCTGACAGACTGGGGCGACAACGACGAGGCAGGCGCCGCCTCCGTCTGGGTGGCCGGCGGATACATGGGCCTGACCGGGACCGGCACCGCAGCCGCCATCCGCGACCAGCAGATCACCGTGCCGGCGGCATCCCAGAACATCGAGCACGCCCTCATCGTCTACGTCGCACGCGGCCCCGTCACGCTGCGGGTCGGCACGGTGGTGGGGGACGACTCCCTGATCAACGAGGTGGCCCTCGGGGTGGGCGTACACTCCCTGGCCTTCACCCCGACGGGCGCCATCTTCTTTATCCGCCTAATGAGCCGCCTGAAGCGCCAGGTGCTGGTGACCTCGATCAACATCGCCCCGGCCGGTGAACTAGGCCTGACCAGCCCCTACCTGACCGCCGACCTCGACTACATCCGCGCCGGCACCGACACGCAGTCTGCCGACGTCATGTTCGTGGGAGGGCGTGGATACCAGCAACGCCGCGTGGAACGGCGGGCCGCCGGCCGATCCTGGTCTGTGGTGCTCTACCAGCCCGAGGATGGACCCTTCCGCTCGCAGAACACCGGCACGGCCACCATGACCCCGAGCACGCTGTCCGGCAACGGCACCCTGACCTGTTCGGTGTCGTTCTTCCGCAGCACCCATGTGGGCGCCCTCTTCCGCATCGAATCGATCGGCCAGACCGTCAGCAAGAGCATGACCCTGCTGAACGACGCCACGGCCAGCATCCGCGCGACGGGCATCACCACCACCCGGACCTTCACCATATCGCTGGGCGGCCTGACCGCCAGCGGCAACACCGTGGTGCTGCAGCGCAGCTTCGACGACGCCTCATGGACGGACGTGCCTGGCAAGTCCTGGACCGCCGACACCAGCGAGACGTACACCGACGGCCTGGACAACCAGATCGTCTACTACCGCCTGCTGTGCACGGTCTACGCCGCCGGCACCACCACCGCCGCCCTGTCCATCAGCAGCGGCAGCATCGCTGGCGTCTGCCGGGTGGTCGGATACACCTCGGCCCTGGTCGTGGACATCGAGATCCTGACCGACTTCGGGTCGCTGACCGCCTCGAGCGCATGGTCCGAGGGCCTGTGGTCGGACTACCGCGGCTGGCCATCCAGCGGCGCACTGTACGAGGGACGCCTGAACTGGAACGGCTACGACTCGGTGGTCCTGTCCGAATCGGACCAGTTCGACGCCTTCAACCCGGACACCGAGGGCGACTCGGCCGCCATCAACCGGACGATTGGATCCGGCCCGATGGATACCATCAACTGGGCCCTGCCGCTCCAGCGCCTGCTGCTGGGAGCCCAGTTGGCCGAGCACAGCATCCGCTCGAACACGTTCGACGAACCCCTGACGCCTACCAACTTCAACCGGAAACAGGCCTCGACGCGCGGATCGGCAGCAGTTCAGGCGCTGCGGGACGGGGCCAAGGGGTTCTTCGTGGGTCGCTCCGGCAGCCGCCTGTACGAGCTCGCCTTCGACGGCCAGTCCTACGACTACAGCAGCAACGACCTGACCATCCTGAACCCGGAGGTGTGCAAGCCGCGCATCGTGCGCATGCACATGCAACGCATGCCCGACACCCGGATGCACTGCGTGCTGAGTGACGGCACTGCCGCCGTGCAGGTCTACGACGCGGCCGAGCAGATCAACTGCTGGGTGAAGATCGAGACGGATGGCCTGATCGAGGACGTCTGCGTGCTGCCCGGCGCCGCCGGCGTGGCCGAGGACAGCGTCTACTACGTGGTGGCCCGGACGATCAACGGCGCCACGGTCCGCCACCTCGAGAAGTGGGCGCTCGAGGCCGAATGCCAGGGCACCTACTCGACCTCGCCAACCCTGAACAAGCAGGCCGACTCTTTCGTGGTCAGCCCCGGCGGCACGACCACCATCACCGCCGCGCACCTCGCCAACGAGGAGGTCGTCGTCTGGGGAAATGGCAAGGATCTGGGCGCCTACACGCTGGACGCTGCAGGACAGGCCACGGTCAGCGAAACGCTGGACGCCAACGGCGCCGTGGTGGGCCTCTACTACCGCGCCCGGTTCAAGTCCGCCAAACTGGGGCAGACCCTGTCCAAGCACAAGAACGTCGACCACCTGGCCCCGGTGCTCTACAACACGCACGCCCAGGGCCTGCGCATGGGTCCTGACTTCACCAACATGGACCCGCTGCCGCTCATGCATGAGGGCGCGCCGGTGGACGCGACATCGACCTACGCCACCTACGACTCCGAGCCGCAGGAATTCCCCGGGACCTGGGACGTGGACGCCCGCATCTGCCTCGAGGCCGCTGCCCCGCGCCCGTGCACGATCCTCGCCATGGTCATCGAGGGGCAGGTGACATGATCGAACTGCGCGCCACCCAACCCGCCGACGTGCAGGCCTTGTACGGCAAGCCGCTGCCCATGAGCATCACCGGCCTGACCGCCGTCGAGGGCGACAGGATCCTCGGCATGGGCGCCATCTACCCGCAGGACGGGTGCATGGTACTTGTGTGTAAGGTGCACCCCGATGCCAGGCCGCTGCGCCTGCGCCATGCGCGCGCCATGCTGACCGGTGCCCACAGGCTGTTGCGCACCGCAGCACAGGCCAGACTGCCAGTCCGAGCCTTTGCCGACAGAACTCACCCCGGCGCCGCGGAACTGATCGAGCGGCTGGGATTTCGCCACATTGAAAAGGATGTCTACGAATGGGCGACGCCAACATAACCCCGGACCAAATGTCGGGCACCGCCGGCGGGGTCGGCTCCATCATGAGCCTGATCGGATCCATGCGATCGGCAGACAGCGCCAGCACGGCGGGCAGCAGTGCCCGCGCAGCAGCAGACTATGAGGCCGCGCAGATCGAGCAGAACGCCGGTCAGGCGCAGGCGGCCGCCCAACGCGAAGCGACGATCGAGCGCCGCAAGACCGCCCTCCTGATCAGCCGCGGCCTAGCCGTGGCAGCAGCTGGTGGCGGGGCGACCACTGACCCCACCGTGTCCCGCCTGCTCGAGGACATCGCCGCCGAGGGCGACTACCGCTCCGGTGTGGCCATCTACCAGGGCGAGGAGAAGGCCCGACTGCAGCGCATGCAGGCCGAAGGGCGCCGCATGGAGGGCGCCAACGCCGAGGGCATGGGCGAGAGCCGCGCATCGGCCTACCGCATGGCCGGGTTCGGAGCGGCCCTGCAGGGAGCGTCATCCCTCTATACCAAGTACGGCGGTGGCGGCCCCAAGAAGGCGGCAGGCGTATCGACCGAGTGGGCTGACTACTACGACCAGCCCGGGCAGGGATACCGCTGATGGCACGCCTTCCAACCTTCGAGCAACTCGGCAACAGCCCCACCCCACGCCCCGAGATGGGGGTGGTCTCCGTGCGCAACGCCGGCCAGGAGATGGACGCCGAGGGGCGGGCACTCACCCAGACCGGCAATGTGCTGCAGGGCATCAGCAACGAGCTGTGGGCCTTCAAGGAAAAGACCGACACCACCCGGGTCGAGGACGCCTGGAACCAGTACAAGACCAAGGTGCTGGATTACACCCATGGCGAGGGCGGCCTGCTCAAGACCGAGGGCGCCAATGCCGTCAGCGGCGACCTGATTGGCAAGTCCACCATGCTGCTGGCCGACGCCCGCGGCAAGATCGCCGACAGCCTGACCGACGACCAGAAGCGCCGGTTCTTCGATCGCGCCGACGTGACCGACCTCGACACCAAGCGGCAGGTGCTCACCCATCTGGCGCAGCAGCAGACCTCCTACGCCAAGACCGTGTTCCAGGGATCGGAAGCCGCGGCCAAGGCCCAGATCGCCGCCGACCCGAAAGACTCGAAAGTGTTCGCCGGCGCGCGCGACACCCTGCTGGCCCAGGCCGACGCCTACCTGAAGCAAAACGGGGTCGAGGACAAGGCGACCGCCGACGCCCTCAAGGGCAAACTGGTCGACGGCCTGTGGGTCAGCCGCATCAACGCCCTGCTCTACGCCCAGCCCGCCCTCGCCGACGCCCTGTTCCGGGCGAACCAGGACCAGATCAAGGATCCCGACCTGCGCCTGCTCATGCAGAACAAGGTGCGCGAGGTGTCCCTCGGGGTGACCGCCGGCAACGAGGCCGACCAGATCATCACCAGCACCCGGAACCTGCTCGACAAGCGGGACAAGGAGCAGGCCCGCCTGATCGAGGTCGGCCGCCGACAGGAACCGCTGCCACCCGGCGTGCCGGAATCCGAGCGCGCTGCCTACCTGGCCGTGAGGGACGCCACCAAGCGTGGACAGCCGCTGACTGTCTCGGCCGACTACCAGCGCGACGGCAACCTCCGCCAAGTCTCCCAGACCGATGGCGTACTGGCACCGAACACCAGCGGCTTGCCGACCAGCCGCGACATCGCCGCGCAGCTGCCAGTGATGATGGGGCAGGTCGAACGGCGCGCAGACGAGCTCTACGGGCCGGACAAGAACAACCCAGACCGCGCCGCCTTCGTGAAGCGCCTGGGCGCCGAACTGCAGTCCCGGGTATCGAGCGAGGTGCAGCAACTGAACGCCATCCAGCGCCAGTCGCAAGGCATGCTGATCGACGCCGTGGCGGGCCTGTCCAGCCCCGGCAACGGTGGCCTGATGACGGTCGGCACGGGCGGCCAGGCCCCGGCACCCATCACCAGCTTCGCCCAGATCATGGCCAACCCCCAACTGGCGCGCGCATGGCAAACGCTGGATCCACAGGCCAAACTCGGCCTCGAGCGCCTCATGGAGCACAACCTGCGGGCCAACGACAAGGGCGAGGAGCGCCTGTACCGGTCCCTGTTCAACCGGATCCACCTCGACCCCGCCGACCCGAACAAGATCGACTTCTACGCCCAGATCATCGACCCGCAGGTGGCCGATCGCCTGTCGGTGCAGCAGATCAACGCCCTGCGCCTGGAACTGGACCGCAACGAGACGCCCGGCGGCCGCAGCGTGAACCAGATGAGGAAGGCCGCCGACGCCAACGTGGCCGCATTCTTCAAGACCCACATCATGTTCACCGCCCAGCCCGACCGCCAGATCGCCGCCACCATGCGGTGGAACGAGGATGCCGGCCGGCGGATCGACGAGCTGGTGAAGGCCGGCAAGACGCAGGACGTGCGCCGCCTGTTCATGCTCGACACCCCGGAATCGATCATCAGCCCGAAGTACCTGCAGACCTACATCGACGGCACGCCGGCGCAGGGCCTTGCCACCGGTGCAGCAGGCGTGAGGGCGGGCGAGCCGGCGATCGCGCAAGTGCCCCCCGCCACCCAGCCGGCCAACATCGCCACCCGCGAGCAGCTGGACGCCTGGTTCGCCAGCCTGCCGCCGAATGTTGACCGCTTCGTGGGGACCGACGGCAAGGTGCGCATGGTCCCGGCGCGCCAAGCCGCCCCAGGCGCGCCGCAGCCTGCAGCACCCGCCCAACCCGCCGCAGCCCCGAACTACGGCCCCCGTGTGGACGGCACCCAGAAGGGCAATGGCTTCCTGGGCCCCCTCCGGACCACAACGGGCGAAACCGCCACCGAGATCTCCATCGGCGTGAACATCGATGGCAAGGAAACCCAGATCCCGTCGCTGGTGCCCACCCTGACGCCGGGCGAGGTCACCTCCCTGCTGGCCGGCGAGAAGCCCACCCCAGCCATCGTCGACAAAGCCGTGGCGCATGCCAAGCAACGCATGGCCGAGGGCAAGAGCCCGTTCGCCGACGGTCCCGAGACGGCAAAGCCGGTCACCATGGACCAGACGGGAAAGATCGTCACCGCAGCACCAGCAGGCCCGGTGACCGTCGATGCCTTCGAGGTGGTCGAGAAGCCCGACACCGTGGCAGGCAACATCGCCGCCATCAGAGATGCCCGTGCGCGCGCCATGGAGATCCGCAAGGGCGGGGCGCAAGGTCCGCAGTACGAGCTCACCGGTCCGCTGGTGAGCATCATCCGGGGCATCAAAGAGGGCCTGCTCGATCGCCCCGCCCAACTCGGCCGGGCATTGCAAGCCTTGATACCGACCGAATTGGAGGCCCTTTATGCCGGTTTCGACGCCATCAAACAGTCCAGGAAGGTCAGCAGGGCCGATGAGGACGTGCTGAACCAGGTTATCCGGTACGGATTGCTGACGCCGGACGACGAAAAACTGGCGCGCGGGCTGCTCGAGCGCCTCGGGAAGAAGAAATAATGGCCGACCTCTACCAGGGACTTCAGGAAGCCTCCGGGACCATCGGCGCGCCCCCGCCAGCGCCCGCAGCGCCACCCGGGCTGTACGACGGGCTGCAGATGGCCCCTACCGTCGCCCAGGCAGCGCCACGCGAGCCCAGCGGCCCGCTGGAGGCCCTGCAGGCCGGATTCCAAGGATCCGCCCCGGGTCTCGCTTGGCACGGCCGCCTGCCGGACCTCTTGATCAACCCGGCCAACGCCAAAGTGTTGGAGCGCTTCCTCGCCGGGGTGGGGCTGGTCGGCGCTGAACTGCCGCTGATGATCGTCGGGGCCATCGCCGGCGCGCCGGCTGGTGCTGCTGTCGGCACGGCCGTGGGCGGCCCGGTAGGAACCGCTGCCGGGTCACTCCTGGGCGCCGGTCTCGGCATGGGAGCCGTCCCGGCCGCCATCCGGGAATCCCTGATCCAAGCCTACAAGGCGGGCGACGTGATGACCGCCGCTGACTACTGGAACGCGCTGCGCGAGGTCGCCAAGACCACCGCCATGGAGGCCGGCATCAACGCCGCGGCCATGGGCGCCGGCGCGCTGGCAGGCCGCGCGCTGGGAACCGCCATCGCCCCCTCGATCGGCACCAAGATGACGGTGGGCACCGCCACCGCGGCGATCGAAACGGCCGACATTGCCACCCAGATCGCCCTGATACCGACCATTCCGGCGGCCTTCCTGGGACGCCTGCCAGACGCGCAGGAGTTCCTCGACGCCGCGATCCTGATTGGCGGCCTGAAAGCGGCCCATGTGACCGCCCAGAACATCACCAGCGTGTTCCTCAAGACCGGCAAGACCCCCGCCGAGCTGGTGGCCGATGCCCAGACCAACCCGGAGGTCGCGCGCGAGATGACCGAGCCGGCAAAGCCGGTGCCGGAGACGATCGACAAGCCCCTGCGCCTGGAAATGCTTCGGATACAGGAAAACCTGTTCCGCGAAACCCACCGCCTGAACGAACTGGACGAGCGCGCCACAGGTACCCCGGGCCGGGTGATCGTCGACGACTTCGGGGTCGAGCAGGTGGTGCCAGGCCGCGACGCGGAATTCCTGACCGACGCCGAGCGCACCGAAAGGGCCACCCTGCGGGCCCGGGTGGCGGAACTAGAGTCCCAGGCCGGCCGGGTGATTGCCGATGCCATGACGCCCGCTGCCGAGCGGGCAAGCTACACCCCGGACCAACTGACCGAGGCCGGCAAGATGGCCGCCGACCGCCTGACCACACTGGAAACCAAGGCCGCCGAGCAGGCCCTGACCGACCGGGAGCGGGCCGAGCGCGTGTACCTCGCCAACACCAAGGAGCCCGAGGCCCTGGCCCGCCATTTCGGCCTCGAGCCCCTCAAGCCGCCCATTGTTTCACGAGAAACAATCGACGCCAGCGCCCAGCGCGTGCACGACGACGTGCTGCGCCAGATCCGCGAGGCCGACGACGCCCGGGTCGCCTCGGGCCTGCAACCGCTGGGGGACGACCACGCCATGGCCGTGGCGGCCCTGGTGAGGGCGCGCGTGCGCACCCGTGCCGAACGGCTGGGCATGCTGCCCGAGGACGTCTACAACGAGCGCCCCGTCCAGATCATCGACGAGACGGCGCCGGAGGTGGCCGCGGCCGAGGCGGCGATCCCGCCCGACGCCCCCCGCTTCGAACCCCCGGAAACCGACCTGTTCGGCAACCCGGTGGCCACCACCAACGCGCCGCGCGCCGCCGTCGAGGCCCTCGCCACGGTCGAGGTGCCGCTCGCCAACCTGATCCTGAGCAAGGAAGTGCCCCAGTTCAAGCACGCCGCCGATGCCAAGGGCGTGATCGTGCCCCTCGGCGGGACGTTCGACCGCACCGGGGTGGGCCCCATTCAAGTCTGGGAGCGCCTGAACGGCCAGCTGGAAATCATCAGCGGCCGGCACCGGTTCGACCTTGCCCAGCGCAGTGGAGAAGAAACCATCCCCGCGCAGATCCACCGCGAGGCGGACGGGTTCGATGCAAGACAGGCGGCAATCCTGGACGCCGAGCTCAATATCCGGGAAGAACAAGGGAGCGTCGCAGACTATGTCCAATATTTCAAAGATTCCGGTAAATCGCGTGAGGCCGCCGACGAGCTCGGACTTCTGGCGCGTGCAAAGGGAAAATCTGGCTTTGCAATCGCCCGGGACGGATCCAACGACCTTGTCGCTGCGCATCGTGCCGGTCAGCTATCCGATGAAGCGGCCCTCTCGATAAGCAGCACGGCACCCGGCAGCGACCGTCTGCAGGCCCTCGGCATCGCCATGGTGAACCAGGGCAAGAGCATCCTCATCGCCGTGAACACCATGAGGGCGGTGGACCTGATGGCCGCCGAGCGCATGGCCGCGGGCACCCAGGGCGACATTTTCGGGTTCGACGACAGCGCCATGCGCGAAGCCAGCACCATGGCCAAGAAGGCCAGCGCCAAGCAGCGCGCCATCGGCGAGCAGATCGCCGCGGTGTCGGGTGCCAGCAAGCGCCCAGAACTGGCCCGCAAGATGGGCGTGGACGTGGCCGACCCAGAGGGCATCCAGAAGAAGATCATCGAACTTCGCCAGGAGCAGTACCTGTGGGACAACTGGCCCCTGTACCCGGAACTGGTGGCGAAGCTGCGTGGGGAAACACTCAAACAGGGCGCCATCGACGACAGTGTGTTCACGAAAGACGAATTCCCCCTCCTCCCCGAGACCCCCGCCGAGGCCGCCGCGCGCGACAGCGAGGCGGCCATGGAGGCCACACGCAGGATCGAGGAAGAAGCCCCGAGCGTGCAGGACATCCACCGCGTGGCAGCCCGCTATCAGGTGAAGTACGACAACGACCCCGCCTTCATGGCCATGACCAAGCGCCTGACCGGCAAGAACCACCTCGACGACCTGAACCCTGCCGAGCGCAAGAAGGTGTACGACGCGATCGAGCGTGATGCGAACACGCTGTTCCAGAGCCAGTCGCGCGACACCTGGTACAAGTCCGCCCTCGGCGAGGCGATCGACAAGGCGAACATGAAGTCGGCCCCGGCCAATGGCTGGCTGGGCTTCCTCAAGGGCCATGTGGCCAAAGGTGGCGTGAAGGCAGACGAGATCAAATTCAGCGGGATCGAAGAGTGGCTCCAACTCCAGGAAGGCAAAGTCACCAAAGAGCAGGTGGCCGACTACCTGAAATCCAATGGCGTGAAGGTCGAGGAGGTGACGCTGGGAGAAACCGCCAATCCATACGAAGCATTCGTCCTGAAGATGGAACAAAAATACGGTTAAGGCTATGACACCGTGAACCTGACGCCGGCAGAGGCGGCCGAGCAGGGACGCCTCTGGGAAGATGCACAACGGCCCGGCGTCACCAACTTCGCTACCTACCAACTCCCAGGAGGAGAGAACTACCGGGAACTGCTGCTGAAGCTGCCGGACAGCAGGCCCGCCCCCAGCGCCGCCGCCAGGGATGCCTGGGCCGCCGCCGAGGTCGCCGAGGTCGCCGAGGCCGCCCTCAAGGTGGCCGAGGTCGCCTACGCCAAGGTCAAGGCCGCCAAGGCCGCCAAGGCCGCCTACGCCACCGCCGAGGCCGCCGATGCCGCCGATGCCGCGGCCAAGGCCGCTTACGAGGCCAAGACCGTCGCCCTCGG